CTGTTGCTAAATCTTTTAAACTTATAATTAAAGGTTTTGCAATTGTTACCAATCCGTCTGTAGTTGTAGATAACACACGTAGACCAACTTTTACGTCTGGCATTAGGCTTAATACTTTTTGTAATACTGGATCTGCTAATGTCGCAGGAAGTTGTGCTGGTGTTAATCCCTCAAGATGGCTTGCAACTCCAGAACTTCCTCCTGCAAATCCTGGAATATTATCTGCAATAATTCCCTGAATTAAAGGAGCATATTTTTTGTTTTGATCTGCAGGAATAATTGCCTCTCCTGGAGAAAGCATTGCAGGAACAACATCTCCAGCACCCTTTGGACCAGGAACAGATACAACACCTTCTGCATATCCCTTTGGTTTTGGACCACCTGCACTAAAATAACCTGGATTTGACATTTTTAATCTAGTTGCTGCTAATGCAGCCTGTCCATATGCCTCTGCAAGTAATGCAATAGAGTTACGTTCAAGAGTAAATGTTTGAATTAATTTAGAATGTGCTTGATCTAATGATGCTGCGATTGTTGCTGCCTCTTGTTGCTCTGTTGTTAAATAATTTGTTTGATTTCCTAAAAATTGTGAGTTTTTCCCTAAACCTAAAAATCCATTACGCACTGCTCCAAAAAGTTTAATAATGTTTGCAAGTCCATTAGCGAGCAAACCAAAGGTCATAAGAACTACTGGGCCAATCGCTCCTACAATTAATACAAGTTTGGATATACCGCCTTTTACTCCATCACTTAGTCCATTAAATTTTTCTAAAACTTTACCAACAAATTCTGCAATTGGAGTAACTGCTTTTAAAAACTGTTCTCCAACTGGAGCAATCGCAACCTTAAGATCTTCCATTGATTTCTTAAACTTTGTACCAGTTGCATCTTCTACTGCGCCCAATTCTCGTTCAGACATAATAGCAAGTTCTTCTACAGACTTTGTTGTTAATTCTAAAGTTCTTGCTGCCTGATTACCATCTTTTGTTACGTTTTGAAACAATGTAGATAAACGTGCAAATTGGAACTTTCCAAATAACTGTTCAATTGCTCTTGCTCTTTCAAGTGGTGCTAATGTATCTAATGCTTGTGCAAAGCCAATAACAGTACCTTTAATATCGCCTTTGTTTGACTGAACAATTCCTTGGATATCAACACCCATCTCTTTGAGCATGGCTGATGCTTTTTCAGATGGATTAATTAAAGAAGCAAGACCAGACTTAAGTGCGTTAGCACCTTCTGATGCGTTAATTCCACCTTCCTTCATTGCTGTTAGGAAGAATGCTAGATCTTCTACATCTCCACCAAGTTGCTTTACAACTGGACCTGCTTTTGGAATTGCAATAGTTAAATCTTCAATACCTACAACAGTCTGGTTTTCAACTGCGTTAAGAAAGTTAATTTTGCCTGCAAGTTGTTCTGCGGAATATCCAAAAGCATTTTGCAAAGACATTGTTGTTTCAAGTGCTTGTTGTTGCTCTACCTGTCCTAGCACCGCTAATCTTGTTGCCTCTGCAACCTGTGCCATTAAATCTGCGCCCTGTTTACCTTGTGCTGCAGCATCTGCTGCCATCTTCATGGTATCCACAACTGCTACACCATATTTTGTAAATTCTTCTGCTAGTTTTCTAATTTCATTTAATGCTTTAGTTGTTTCACCTTGAGTAGTAAACATTTCGCCATAGACACGCTTGAATCTAATTGCTTGAAGTTCAAGATCCATAAATACTTGTGCTGCTTTAGTACCAAAAATAGTAAGTGGAATTGTAAAACCAACCATAAGTTGGCGACCTGCCCACTGTGTATTTTTACCAAAATTAAGAAGATTAGTTGATCCCTGTTTTAATAGTTGACCAAAAATTTGTTGTTTTTGAGATGTAATTGCAACCTTGGTAGCAAGATCGTCCATATCTAAAGAAAGTGGTCTAACAGCAATTGCCTTAAGTGCTCCATTAGCACCTCTACCCATTTTAATATACTGGGTTTGTAAATCTTTTACTCTTTCTTCTGCAACTTTTTGAATTGTATTAAACTCAGAAGAAAACATTTTAGAAAATGCTTTAGTGGATCCTGCTGCATATTTAAAATATTCTCTAGTTGAAAATTTATTTTTTTCTAATGACTGAGTAAATCTTTCAGTTGAACTTTGAATTTCTTGAATTCCAGCAGCAAACTTACCTGTAGCATTAATTGAGTTTATAAGATTATTAGAAAACTCTGCTTGTGCTTTTACTGCTGTTGTACTTGATTTTGCAAAAGAGGCATTAAAGGTTGCCAACTGCCTTTGTAGATTTTTAAGGTTGGCAAGGGCTGCAGTCGTGTCAATATTGACCTGAATATTTGACTGTACATCAGCCACCCACAACACCTCTTTTTTTTACATATTTAGCAATGAAGTATCTTGTAGTTTAACTCCTGATGCCGCTTCAACAATCTTATAAACTGTTGGCAGATCAATGTTTTCCTCAAGAGCCTTAATGTCTTTTGCTAGTTCTGGTTTGTATTGCTGCATTGCAATCTGTACACACTCAATTAGAATGTCCATAGATTTTTCATTATTATCAGCAACAGCCGTAACACCTTCAAACTTCTTTAAAAATTCTCTTAGAAGTGAGATTTTAAGTGGTCTAACTGCTACCTTTGTTCCATCAATAAGTTCGACAGTTTCTGTGTTGTCGTTCTTCGCTACCATGTTTTTCCTCCTAGTTAGGTTACTTAATTATAGCATAGATAGCCAATTTTATGTAAGGTTTTCGTACTCTAAGCCCATGCCAATTCCAAAACCATATTTTTGTGCATTGGCTCCTTGTAAAGACAAAACATCATTGCTATCAGATGTTTGTCCTTTGCTAAACACCTTAGCCTTAAGATCTTCCCATTCTTTTTGTTTTCCTGCATTTTTATCTAAATCTACACCCTGCATTGCTGCTAAAAACTTTTTTTCTTGATAATCTAATTCCCTATTTGAAGAAAGAGTAGCCATTAACTCTGGCATAGACATAGACTCTTCTAAGTCTTGATAATCTTTCCAAATTCCTAGTAAAAATATTTCTGCTTCTAATTTAGCCAAATCTAGATCTTCCCAAGAGTTTTTGCTGCTGTCTTCTGCCTGTTTCTTTACTTGTTCTTCTGATTTATTATTAATTTTAATGTTGGCAGCAATATCTAAAATTTCATATACGGTTGGTAAGTCTAAATTATCTTCAATATCTTCTACCCTTTTTGATATTTTAGGATAATATTGTTTCATAGCCACTCTAACACAGTTAACAAGAACCATAATAGTTTCTTCTTCTGTTGAAGCGTTTTTAATTAAATCAAAACTGTCCATAAATTCTCTTAAATATTTAATCTTAAGAGGAATTATTTCTATTTCAGTTCCGTCAACTAAAGATATTGTTTTTGTATTATATACTGTGGTAGCCATTAATTAATTTTAGCACAAAAGGACAAAGCCCATCTATAAAAGATGGGCCTTATCAATCAGTTAAGATTATGATGCAGTGTGAGTGCGATCAACGATCTTGCCGTATGTTGCTGTCAAGTCATCTGGAAGAAGACGGAATGAAACTTCAAACATTGAAGCCTCGTCACGCTTAGCAGATACTGTAACATTTTCAATGGAAAGAGCACGATACGCAACGTATACACGCTCAACGTTTCCAGAATCTTCACAGTCACCAGTTCCTGGACCTACTGCAACGATACCACGCTCAACTGGGCATTCTCCAATGTCTCCTGCGGAGAGATTAAGAGTGCGACCTGTTGATGAAGACTTGTTACCTGAAAGGTCAGAATCCTGGCCTGCGGTAGCAAGAAGAAGATTCTCAAGAGTTGCCTCTGCAAAAGCGGTAGCAAGATTTACTTGCATTCCCTGCTTGTAGAGTTTTGCAACGTCTAGAATCTGGTCAACCTGAACCTCACCAAAATCTGGTTGGAATTGGAGTTCAATACCGTTCATTGTATAACCAACGTTTGTGTAGTCTGGGTCTGCTGAAAGAGTAGACTTGTAAGACTCTGTGCTTACAAACGATGGAATAGCGTTAGTAGTGGTATTGAGATTGGCATCAGCAACGAAAAGGGCTGCTGCACCTACGATAATATTTGTGGACGTACCACGAGAATATGCTGGCATATTTAATTCACCTCTTTTTTAATTTTGTATTAAGTTGTGTAGTGGCAAACAAGGCGATGTTTCCTCTAAACCCAGTATATCAGTGTTTTTAGGTATAATTAATATCAGGATCTGGAATGGCAGTATTAACAGTTTTCTGTTGATTAATAGAGTGGTAGTCATATTCAATAACGAATTTATTGAGCGTCAATCCTCTTAAAGCAGCAAGTTCTGTTATGTCTCTAACCTCTTCTAATTGGTAAACCTTAATATCATGAAAATATACGTTATGTGTAATTGGTACGGCTGAATCACTTATTGGACTAGCCCCGCTTTGCTTAGCCATACACCATCTATTTAGGTCCTCTGCAGCAGCATCTGATCTATCAAGAAGTTGTGAAATTATAATTCCAGCATCTATGATCTTGCTTGGCACTGAATAAACATAGTATAAAAGTTGTTCACACTTCATAGCATAAAAAGCATCTCTTCTAAATCTTAAGAGCCTATCATATTGAATAGCAATATCCCATTGCACTGAAAGAGCAGTTCCATTTTCATCATATTGTTGTGGAATATCAACTCTGTTTTTTGTTAAATCATCTATTGCATTTGGACTACTTGGAATTGTAAGAACACTAAAGCCATACTTGTTTAGTTCTTCTTTAATATATTCATTAATCCAGATAGGTGGAAATGGGAGGTCTCTTATGTCTTTCATAATACTATTCTACCTCAATTGTAGCATTAACAATCCAAGAATATCCAGTATTATATCCAACACGTCTTCCACCAATACTACCCCGTTGAAAATTAGATTTAAATGCTTTTGGATTGCTTAAATATTCAAAAATTCCACTTGATCTTAAAAAAGATTGTGAAAAGTAATTTTGAAAAAATGAATCAAATGTTTTTTCGTAAGATCCTTTAACCTGATCTCCACCAGGGTTATTTACAACCACTGGATTTGGTGTAAAAATATCTTGTCCATCTTCCGTAAAAGCCAAAACATTGGAATTTCTTGGTTTAATAACAACCGAAACTCCTTCTTCCATGATCTTTGCTTTATTATAAAATGGAACATTTGATCCTTCTTTTAAAGATCTAGACTGACTGAAATTAGAAAAAAATGCTACTGCGTCTCCTTTAACAGACATTGATATTGAGTATAATCTTGCATCTGGACTACCAGTTTTATGCCACTCATAAATATGATGTAATGCTCCAGGACTCATTTTTGCTTGAACATCTATAAATCTTTTTAAACCTTCAATTGTTGACATTCCAAGTTGCTTTAAAAACTGAGATTTACCCTTTTGCGTTCCATCTAAAAATCCAATAGAATAATCAATAACATTGTTCATTATTCTAGAAAAATCTTTAGTTTTTATTTGTGGAACAACCAAAGCCATTAATCATCAACTCCTTGATTTTCTGCTCGTCTAACAAGTATTTTATAGTATTCAGTATTTCCAAATGGACCAGTAAATGGCTCAAGAGTTGCAATTTCATATATTGTTCCACGATCTTCTCTAGCACCAGATGTTTCTTTATAAATAACTTCTCCAGAACAGTTACGAACATTAGTAATTAAAATATTTGTAATTGAATTATTTGTTCCATCTTTTCCTATACGAATATCATTTTTAACTCTACCAACAAGCATGTTTTCGTACTGTACAAATATTTTTGGTTTTACTTCTTCTTCAAATGCTGAGCCTACTGGATTTAAACTAATTACGATAGTTCTGTCAAATCCCCAGTCTTTTTTTATTTGACCATAGACATCTTGTTCAACAATTGGATGATATACATCTGCAATCATTGGGTACATAAAGTCTATTTCGTTGCATGACATTACAATACCCCAGGAACAATAATGTTACTCGCATACCTCTCAAGAATCTTATCAACAATAAGATTTCCAGTACCAGCAAACAGGGTCTTATCAAACTGAATTCTAAATTGATCTGTATTATATGCAGAGGCATACCTCTTAAAATAATCTAACTTTCCACACTTAATGTCATCCATTAACATTAATGTTGCTTCTTTTATATCTGTAGGAACAACCTTATATCCTGCTTCTACCACAAACGTATAGTCTGAACCCTTAGAAAATGTATTGCCCCAGCCAATTGGACCAAGCCAGTCTGATTGTGCGGTAGGCAGCATAAGCGGTGCTTGATCTGCTCTATTGTAAGCACCTGTAATTTCTTGAATAATAGCAGTTTTGTTGTCACTTAACTTATAAGTAACTCCAAAAATTGCTGGCTCTTCTAACGAAGAATCATACCAAAGTTCGTTGTTTTGATATACCCTTAATACTTTACGTGCTCTATGTTTGATTGGAGCATAGTCTGTGTTAAGCCCAGTATGTTCTATTGTTTCAGTTTTATAATAAAATCCACCAGTAATGGTATCAATAATTAATCTTGCTGTTAATTCTCTTTGAGTGATTTCCGCTATTTCTGTTGCTGTTGTGCCAAGGCTTGCTGGATCAACATACGGCCTTGTAATTTCAAGCATATCTTCTACAACAATATCTTCATCAGCCTCTTGAATTCTTAACGCATAAACTTTATCATATAAATGCCACTGATCTGTTTCAAACGTATAGTTTATTTTTTTGCCTGCTGTTGATGTTATTCTTTCTTCTAGAATAACTATATCTCTATCTTCGTCTTCAATAATCAAATCATATGCTGTAGATGCTGCTGGTACATCATAGGAAATGCTTAGCGGGTAAGGTGGAAGACGAAGTATTTTCATTTATTTTTGCCGTAGTATTTTGCTAATTCAACAGCGCTAACCTCTCGTACAGACTTAGATTGTAAAAATACCTCTAAATTTTCTTTATTAATAATAGAAAATCCTTGATCAACATGTCCATATCCTTCAAAATATAAATTCTTTTCAGAATAAATAACTGTTTGATCATTAACATCAGCCTTTGATGTTACTTTTTTGTTTGTAGTTGCCATGTGTTACACTCCTTAGTGTTACCTTAATTATAGCAGATTGTTAAAAAGGGCAGAGGACGAATCCCCTGCCCTAATTAATTTCTTAGTGATTAGGAAGCAGCAATGTCCTTATAGGCAATTGCATCTTCTTCTTCAATCTGGATACCGAAACGGACAAACACTGTGTATTCGATAGTATCTTTCTTTGGTTGATACTGACGGTTTACAGTGATATCGCGCTGGAATCCCCAGATACGGTTTGCTGGGAATGTCAAATCGACATAATCTGCTGGATAGTAAGGAACTTCCATTACGTCAATGCCGAGTATACGAGTGGTACGAGCATCGCCAAGAATTTGTCCTTGACCATCAAGATACGCTTGACGATTTGCTTGTGTGCTACCTGTACGGCTTGAAAAAGCCTCAGAAATAGCATCAGCAAGTGTACCGTTGTTGCGAACAAGGCTTTGGAAGACATCTGTACCTGCGTAGAACTTTAGGTTCTGCTTAAGTGCACGATACTTACGTGGCATTGCATTGATAATACCTTGCATAACTGGAGTTGTCCAGTTATCTGATGTAACTGCTGGAAGCACAGAATCGTGTGCATCTCCATTAGTTGTAACCAAGTGGTGGAAACCTTCCATAATTGACAAGAAGTTTCCTGTTGAACCATCTCCGTTGATAGCCAAATCTTCGATATCATTACCGAATGCATTGGTCATCAAACGAACAAGATGATCTTCAAGTGCTGCACCTTCAACGTTATCTTCAAGTGCTTCTGTAGTAACTTCCCAATCAAGACGAATCTTCTTGGTTGTTAATTCTACCTTAGTAAATGTTGCACCTGCGTTAGCAAAAGCACCATCTCCTTGAGCAGCAGCGCGAAGAACACGCTCACCAACGTTAACTTTTTCAAGTTCCATTGTGTTGGCTCGCATAGTAACTCTACGGCCATCCTTAGCGAGAACTGTAGCATCCCAGACATAATCAATAAATTGACGTGCCTGTTCTGGTCTCAGAATTCCACTAGCAGCAGATCCCGAAGGATTTACAGCGTTTGCACCAGTTGTTACACCGAATTGTGCGGTTGGGATGTTACCCAAGGTGCTTGCACCTGGAGTAGAAACACCACCGATTCCACCAGAAGCAAAGCCACCATCCGCGTTATATAAACCCGAGTCTGATGCGCCTGCGCTACCTGGTTGATTCTTAATAATTTCTTCTGACATATTGTTCACCTCCTAGTGAATTTCCTTACTTAAATAGGTCAGTTGCGAGGAAACGACCGCCCCATAAGGATTTCTGAACCATTTCTGGCTCCTGTACGATCTCGCCTAGATCGCCAGACTTACGGAAAGCAGTATCTTGCTCTACAGCATCTACTCTCTTTCCAAACTCAGCATTACTTTCTTTGACGTTCTTAACCTCTTTAGATACGTCTGTAATGGACTTGCTTAATTCAGCAACTTGAGTCTGGACCATTTTCATGGTCTCTTCATTCAAGGACTTAATAGTTGCTGCTAGATCGCCAAAGGCACTCGCAAGAGTTTCTTTAATTTCGGCAACTGCATTGACTACCACCTCGTCAGATTTTACAATCTCTTCAGTTGCGTTTGCAACTTCATCTGACTTAGCAAGTTCAGTCTCAACAACTGCTTCGGCTGCCTCAGTTGTTTCAGCAACAATTGCTTCTTCAACCTCAACACTCTTGGTAACAGTTTCAACATCTGTTGCCTTTGGAGCGACCTCAACATCTTTAACAACTTCTGTTGTTTCATTTGTCATAGGACTTACCTCCTTTTGGATCTCAGTTGTACTAATACCTTTGGCACTATCAACTAAGAACTTTATCATGTTTGTTTTTTCATCATCATTTTTCTCAACAAAACCTATATTTTTCATTGCTTGTCCAGAAGTGGGGCTAACTTCTGTTTCATTTTCTGAAACCATGACTAGGCCAGAATCTTTGTCCCAAAATACGTTTTCTACAATAATATCTGTTACGGAACCCTTAAAAACATTTACCCCATTTACTTTTTCAACAGAAATAATGCTTGCAAATTGATTTGCTGGGTTATCAACAAGTGAAAGTTCTATAAGATCATAGTCTTTAATAATTCTAATTGGCTTATCCATTTTCTCATCATAGCCATCGTCCCACTTGTTCATTCTTCCGCCAATTGAAAAACCTGTATATGTTCCATCCAATACTTTCTCCCACGCATTTTGTGCGCCTTTTGATACATATGCAGAAACAAAAACACCAGAATAAAACTTCTTTGACTCTGGATCAAAATATTTATCTTCTTTAAATGCCACCATTTTGCCTACTGCAGATGGCTGATGCATTTCACGGATGTTTCCTCTAAACTGAGAAAAAGCCTTTAAACTAGCGTCATTTGTGACAATATCATTTTGTACATCAAGATTGTCAAGTGTCGCAAAACCTGATACAATTCTACGTTCCTTATCAACTTTAGCAAAAGGCATTGACAACCTTACGTTGTCTCCTTGTGTTGACCAGTGGGCTTTATTTATGATACTCATATCACATCCATTATATCAACTATTTTATCAGTTTGTTGATATTATGTGGAAGACCTTCCCTCTCCTTGTGGATTACGTCCAGAAATTGTGGATGGAGAGTCTGAATTGTTATTTGTTCTTTGAGAGTCTCTTTCTCTATTTCCAGAAAGATTTGCTCTAGCATCTGTTGCTTGTCTTGCAGACATCTCAAATGGTGCATCTCCATCTGGTCTTTGTGGCAAGCCAATAGCCTCTCTAGCCTCGTTTGGCATCATAACTTGAGTCTTGACATATCTTTCTAGAATTTGAGATTGTGCAATCTCATCAGTCAATGTAAGTTCGTTAAACTTAAGTTCAAGAATATCTGTTTTTTCACGAACTACTTTGTTAATAAGTTTTTCTAATTCTTGCTGTGCTGGTCTAGCAACCTGCTCTTTAAATGTTCTATCTTGTGATAAAGCAGCAGCAATTGATCCACTATCTGATCCACCCAGTTTAGAAATAGGCACTTGATGAGCAATCAAAATGTCATCACGATTTCTAATTCTATATTCATTAAATGAAGCCTCTTGAATTCCATTTTCAATTGGATCCATTCTAAACTCAACTTTATTATTTTCACTATCTCCAGGAAGTGGAATATAAAGTGTTCTATGTGATTGTGACTTTAATCCAGTTTGCAAGAACCTAAACATCTTATCTTCTGCATCTGCACTTAACTTTGCACCCTTAAGAGTAATTATGTATCTAGGAACTGCCTTATTTTCAAAATAATCAATGTTATATTGTGTTGCTAGTTGATCTCCAACAAGTGCTGGCAATGCAGCAATAATGTCTGGTACACCATAGTATGTGTTTAATGGTGAGTATTGTTTAAAGTGAATAATTTCATTTGGTCTACGATCTGTTGTAATTGGATTTACATTCTTTGCCCCAAAATTTCTAAAATAAATTACAGATGGACCAATAATTTGAACATAGCCATCTCTTAGTCTGCGAACACGAATAGTTGTGGCTGGAATGTGTCCAACATACCCAATCTCTCCAGCAACAGTACGACCAATTTCCATATATGCGTTGCCAGTTGCTTGCATATCTACATAAATTTTTTCCATTGTTTTTGTAAAACTATCATCATCGTTAAGGCCCTCAAGCCAATCTTTCATTTCAATCTTTGCACGTTCAATACGTTTTCTTGCTCTACCCAAGGATGTCTCATCTTCAACATTTTCAAGTTTAAGCATTGTACGTGAACCAACGACAAAGTCATATCCAAGACCAACAACATTTTCTACTTTTGCATCTATTGCAGCATGATTTGCAAAAGAAGTGTCATAATAATTTGCTAATTCATAAAGATTGTATGGTGGTGTAATAACATCAAATAATCCGTAACCATTTCTAATTACTGCGCCAGGGTTAATAGCCTTTGATCTTGCATCTTCAACACCTGCTGGACTTGAGTTTGCGCTATTAAGATATGCGGTTGCTGCTGTATCTACCTTGCCTAGATTTCTTGATGTGCGTCTTTTAAAGTTTTGATCTAAATTTGCTAAACCCTTTAAATCGTCCCAAGACTTTCCAAAAATATCGCTTTTCTTAAAGGTGTCATCTTTTTCTACTGGATCGCTAATTGAAGCGCCAATAATGTAATCTTCATTCATTATTCTTCACCATGTTCCTTTAATGTTTGCTGTGCATCATAAACTGCACCAAGATCGTTCATATTTGGAATAAGACCTTCACGCATTCTTGATAGTTGTTCTGTATATTCCATCTCACTTACTCTTTTAATTCCTGCATGAAATTCTGCATGACCACCTTCACAGCCATAATATTCCGCTGATCTTCTTAACTCAGCCATTTTTTGTATATCGCCACGCATGGATGGTATGTTAAGAAGGTTTCCATGACCATCTCCAAACGCTTTTCCATTAGGCTTCATCCAAATATAAATGCCCCAGTCGTAGCCTTTTTCAACTACTTTGAGTTTAGATTTACCAACTTTTTCTGGTTTTGAATTATTCATAACCACAAGTATACCATATTATGCTGGAGTGATAATGTATTCTTGCCAGGAAGTATCCTGATATGCAGCAACGCTATTTGACACTATTCTAAAATCATTATTAAAGTCATCTACGACAGTTGTTCTATTTCCAGTATATGTCTTATAAACTTCTGATGGATTAACAATATATCTAGAATCTCTAGACCTAATTAGCATATTGTTCCAATCTCCTTCATTTTCCCATCCCTGCCAACTAGCCTCTTCATCTTCAACTTCCTGCCAAGTTCTCAAAACAAGGCGTTGTACTACCTGTAAGGCTGTTCCCTGATAAAAAGAAATATTGTTAAACATCATCAAATATTTTAAAACAATACTTCCAGAATAATTATCAAAGTTTAAAGATGAGTTAAATGATATTCCAAAAGAGTACCATTGCTGAATATCAATGACTGGTTGACCAACTAACTTGCCATTTAAATAATATGACAAATCTGTAAAAATAGTACCAGATGATCTTAACTTGCTAAATATAACTCCTCGTTTTGCAGTTGATGAATTTGACTGGATGTAAAAATCTAAAGAATCTCCCTTATAATTAATTTCAAATATCTTAACTGGATTTTCTGAAAATGCATAAAGGTCACATCTTGTAAACATTTGTATAGCACTTAAAGAATATTTATCTATAAGGGTTGATGAAACTGGTATTGAAATTCCTCTTTCAATATCATTAATACCATTTCGTAATTCTAAACCACTCTTTCTTGTTAAGTATAAATATGGAGTATTGTCTTTATCAATAATTAATGGATTTTTTCCTTTATGTCCAGTATAAAATCCAACTTTTTTAAATGGATAAACATCTATTCCATATTTTGTTCCAATTGGTGTGCTAGATGTATAGTTTAGCGTTCTTGCAGCAAACTCTAGTTTTCTTAAAAAAACTTTTTTCTTTAAAATACTTTTTACTTTAAAGTTAACAAAATATATTAATGACATATTTTCTAAATTAACATTTTTATCTGGATATATTAAATAGCCATCTACTAATTCAAATCTTTTATCTGTCCATGATGTTGTATTTAAATCTAAAACTCTTGATTGGTTTGCAGAAACATCTGTATAATCTTCATCTGGTTTTGAATATCCGTTTGATGTATAGTCAAATGCTATGTAAGATCTAACAGATGCGTCAGATGTAGAATATGTATTTGATATAGAAGAATTAGTCCAATAGGTTTGTCCTGCTGCTGGGATATCTGATGGAGATGGATAATCAATATTAAACTGAAGACAATCTAAATCATTAACTATATTATTTTCTGAGTTTGCTACTTGAGACATTAATGAAGATACTGGCAGATAATCTCTCCAATATCCTGCCACTGAAATATCTAAAAAGAATTTACCGTATTCTTTAAATGGAGATAGTGTATAACTTGCAACATGTGGTAGCAAAGAAGAATAGGCATTTATTGTTGCAGTACCATTAGAAGCAAAATGATGATCTATTTCTAAAGAATTTTTAATAGTTGATATTCCAAAAGTATAAATCCTACCAGTAAATTTGTTATCGTCAAAATCATTGCCAACATACATTTTTAAAGATAATGAATTAGATAAAAATTGAGATAGCCCCAATATATTGTTGCTTAAAAGTTTATTAAATTCAAAACCAGCAACAAACTCGTGTAATGGAATTACACCAGATGCAATTGTAGAAATTGTTCCGTTATAACAAAATACATAGTTAATGCTTCCATTACTTGCAAGCCTTCTAACTTTTAAATAATTGTTGCTATCTTGAAATAAACAAATCAATGTCTGATCTGTTGAAGAACTTGTAAACTCAAAAATACCATATATAGCATTAATTGGTGATTGAATAAAACTTAAATCATTAAAATAAATAGAAGAATTTATCGTATTCCATGTTGAGTTAGGGTTAAGAGAAAAAAATGTTTCGCCATCATCTTGTATTGCGAAACTATCTTCTTCTAACTGTGATAAAGTTTTTGTTCCTAAGTTAAATGTTGGCAAACTATATTCTGGAGTTTTTAACGATGTATCTGTTGCATTTAAATTATCAATGTCTGCTTGTTGCCACGATAGATTTAATGGGTATGTTTTATTATTATTATATTTAGAAACAGAATAATCAATTTCTACCGATGTACCTCCATAATAACTATCAATAACTTCAGAAGACAGTGGAATTCCTTGTCCATAAACATAGTGTGATTTAGCAACTAATGTTGACATAGAATATGGAAAGATAGAAAATGATCCCAAAATAATTGGATCTACAACATGATCTTTATATGCATAAAATCCAATCCAGTCATTACTTTTATCATTTAATGTAAATTCTTCTGGCAAAGTTAAATCTTTTGTAGTAAAAGATAATTGTCCAACTTCTTCTCCATTTACTAATAAAGTAGCAGAATCTTTAATAAGTCTGATATGAACTAGCATTGGCCTAAACCATTCGCCAACGTAATGAGAAACAAAATTATTTCCAACTACTAGAGTTAAAAATGCATTTTCTACATATAAACCATCAGTCGAATTAATTGGACCAAATATTCTTTTTGGTGTGGTTGCATTAGAATCTATATTAAGCCAACATTCTACTGTGTAATCTTGATTTCTACCAGCCTCATTTAAAAATCCACAACCTGGAAAAATAATTGATGGTTTTGCACTAATAATAAATTCACTTTGATCAAGATCTTTTAAACTTTGCCATGTTTCGTTTTCTTCCCAATATTCCCAATCTTCTTCTGCAGTTTGATCCCATGACTGAGTAGTAAGGACTTCTTCGTGTGGTATTAATTCTATAGAACCACTAGATCCAAAAACAAGTGGAATTGATCCATCTCTAGCAACAAGATTATTATTTGCTACAACATAGTATCCATTGCGATCTGAAATGCCATATGCATCTGCAACTACTACGCCATCTAAATTTAAATTTATAGAAGATGGTAAATTTATTTTTTGTTTACCCAATGATTCCGCATGGTATTCTTCACATAATTGTCCCATTGTTAGCCCATGCCAACTAAACCTGTAATCTGATGATGATGAGCCTGCTGTGCTTGTTGTTATTTTAACAAGAATATCAATTGCCTCATTTGTTACTCCAGCAGGTATGTCGAAAGTACCAGAGACAAAAAACCACCCTGTTTTTTCTTGTGTATCAGAAAAATTTAAATCTTTATATACTGTTGATTCACCAGAATACTTATAGCCAATAGAAAGTTTAGTTAGGTGTCTGCTTTCTGAATAAACCCAGGCACCAATACAAAAAGTTTGAAGATTAATGTCAAGATCATCAAAACCTATAAAACCTGGAGTTTCTAATACTATTGGACTACTTTCATTTGTAATTTCAACAGAAAGAATATCTTCTTCAGAAAATGGGTACGGAGACATTGATTTAATTACTGCAGATGCTGGAGAATATGTTGTTACTGCATTTGTAACAGTCCAATCTTCGTAGCCAGTAAACAAATCTGTTCTAACTTCATCACTAATCAAACTAATATAATCAGCATTATCGTCTAAATGCCAGGTGGCAATAGGATGCTCTGAATATAGTTTTTCAGCATACAGATTTGATAAAACTGTCATAATAGACTAATTATATCAGGAAACAGTTTTAATTTCACAATAGTCTGTAGTACAGTACATTTCTCCAATAGAATCAAGATTTTCAACACCATCATAAATTGCATCAAAGTTAATGTGAGCAATTTTTCCAACATAAGCATCATACTCTTCTTTAGTGATTTGTGTGTATGGCTGTTGTGGATAGGTATGATTTCCCATTGGAAGGAATGAAACTGCTTTTAGTTGACCCTCATACATATGAAGTGCTGGAGCAATATGCTTTGTTTCTGTTTCTTTGTCAAAAGATAAAGTTACAGAGACTCCATTATCTGACCAATATTTTTGTGTAGTTGCAGCAAGACCAATCTTTTCAAAAAGACTTACATCCTTTTCTGATCTTGGGTGTCCTGAAGACACTGGGAAGTATACTACGCTAGTATTTGCTGATACTAAATCATCTTCAATTTTATACCCTGCTGCTTTAAATAAATGCAACATTGGATCTGTATTTCCAAAACGAATTGCACGTAAGAAATATTCTCCACCAACAGACCAATGAACTCCTGGAGATGCTCCAGAAAGCAATGAGACAGATCCTGAAGGTTTTACGGTAGTTACACGAATTGACTCACGAACACATAGCCATTCTGAATATTGCTTATCGTAGTGGCGAATCTTTTTATATCCTTCGTCCATCCACTCTCTGGTTGTTGGCATTCCATTGATATCAGTAAAAGATGCAATTCCAGTTAAAGATGTTCCAATTCTGCGGTTTCTTTGCATAATACCGTTTGTAATTTGCCAATGTGTTGGAAGTAATGTTACAGTTTTTCCATAAAGATATGCAAACTTTAGTGTACGCATAAAATCTTCTTTATCTGTGTGACGATTTAAATGAACTTCAACAAGTGTACAAAGTTCATAGGACTCTAGTGGTTGTTCCGCACAAGGATTAAAACCCATAACACGATAATCTTTTCCATCTGCTGGATCTGCTAATCTTCCATAATTTCTTGCAACATCAAGCCAAATAAAACCAGGCTCTCCGTTATCTGCAATTAAATCTACATAGTCTTCATAATGAGTTCCAACTTCAGCAGAGATTGAGTTATTACTCATCCATGCCCATCCTGGATTTTCTGAATCAAATGAGTTACGATCAGGAAATACTTCTGAGTTTTTAAGATTAATAAAGTCTTCATCATTTGGATTTCCAAGAGCAAGAGTTGCAGATCTTCGAACGTTTCCAGAAACAACACATGTTCCAATAAGATTTACAATATCTACGATTGCTCTAGAATCTAACTTCTCTCCTGCTCTAGAGCCAATAACATTGCGTATCCTTGTATGTAGATCAATCAATGGTTTTGGACCGCTTGCAACCCCACCAAAGCCTTTAATTGGTGCTCCTAGAGGACGGATCAGATCATAGTTAAATTCTTGAATTGGTTGGTTTGCTCTTAAGAATGAATTAAGCAAAAGTCTAACAGACTCTACCCAACCTTCACGAGTATCTGGAATATCATATACAGATGCTGGTTCTGTTGGTAAATAGATAGAAAGATCTTTATCTTGGCCTACAGTGTCAAAACCAACTCCAATTCCTAACATTAAAGCATCCATTACCCACGCAAACAAAGATCCAGGATCATTACGATCAATGTCTCTGGTTGAAACCATTGCACAGTTCTGAAGAGAAGCAGAGTTTTTCTTTTCCATTGTCATCGGAGTACCAAAAGCCCAGAGACCTCTTCCTGGTGGGGTCCACTTTAAAGTAAACATACGGTCATAGGCTTCTTGTGCTGATTTTTGTGCTTTATAGTCATTCCAAGGTAGTCTGTTTTCCTTTGCATGATTCTTTTGTACTGAATACATACCCTCAATTACTCTTTTACAAACCTCATGCCATCTTTCCTTAGTTCCATCCTCTTTTACACGGGAATAGGTACGGATAAAAGTAATCTCTCCTAATGAGTTAAGACCAGCATCCTTAAAGCCAAAAGGAGGCTCTGTTTCTGCATATTTTGTAACAAAATCATCGGAAAGCCGAAAAGAAAAAACGTCTGACATAAGTGTAAGTCTCCTAATTAAATTGAATTTGAATAATAACTAATTGTAGCAGAGTTTTTATTTTTGGTAAACTCTATATCTTTAGATTAGGTAGAGTTTTTTAAAAACAAAATTACTCACTATAGCAATGGAATCCAGTGTTGCTCATCATGTAAAGAAAAAACTTTTTTTACTTCTTGTAATGGCAATAAATCATATGCAACCGTAATTCTTGGACCATCCCAATCCCAGTCAGCCATTGCATGTGGATGAGTCATTTCAGAAAGTATTGCTCTATTGTTTTTATTAATATTTTCTACTTCGTGTACTCCATCAATTTTATAATAAGTTATTGATGGTTCTGCATTAACACAATAGTATCCATGAAAATTTGGAGCACCATTTGGACCGTGATCATGCCAATCTAATTTTCCTTTTTTATTATAATTTATATTAAACCATCCCTGAATCATATATTGTTGTTCATAAAAATCAATCCCATAATATTCACAGGCTTCTTTTGTCAAATCTGATACTGCACTATATAAATTATAAATTTCATCAATATGAAATTGAAAAACATTATATTCTCTCCATTTTATTGTAGAAACACTATTAGATGCTTTCCAAATATCATTGGGAGTTATGTTTTTATTTTTATCAATAAAGTCATATCTAATCTGTAATTCTTTTGAAAGTTTTTCTAGATCATTATCTAAATATTTTTCAAAAAATTTGTGTGGCTTTTTCATGTTTTCTCCTTATTGTAGTTATATTACTATTTGTATTCTTTTTTTACCCAAAGTTTTTTACGATATCCATTTTCAAAAACAGATCGTATGTTATTTTTTTGTTCTGTTGCAATTTTTTTATCAAAATGCTCATTAATTATTGAAGACCACTTTTCTCTTTTGAAAGGAATTACCTGAATAAGAGGAGTACCTTGTTTAATTGTTCCTTTATAATTTTTTTTAACAAAATAAGACAATAGGCCATCTACCAAAAAATTATCACTATCAACAACTGCTGGAACAGCATGAATTGGTAAATTATGATGCATTGGCATTATAAATAAACAACTGTATTCTTTTGGAGTAGAAACTAACCATACTGGATGTATTCTTAAAATATTGTCTATATATAATTCTTTATCTAAAGGATATTCTGATATTTGTTGTGTTGAATGAAATCCAGTTAAAGGCTCTGACAGTTTTTTAAATGTTTGAGGAATATCAACAATGGTTTTTCCTTCTGTTGTGTCAATATAAATATCTACTGGTGCTAATAAAAAATATCCACTGCTCATTCCATCAAAAACTGCTTGACATTTTTTTACAGTTAACTGCATTACTCCATCAACAACACTTCTATCATTATTATAATATCCTGGTTGTTTTTTATACCATTCTGGAATATCTGCTACTGCTGGAACTGGTTTAGGAAATACATTTAGCATTTTAGGATAAGCCAAGTTAAATGTAATAATTGGATCTTTATTTAATAACTTCAATAATTTATTTAACATGTAAATAGTATACTATATAACAAACAGTTAGTCAAGATAAATTATTATGATTGTTGGTCTCTGGCATCAAATACCAGCATATTTTCAGTAAAGAAGTTATCATATGGCTCACAGTTAATTGAATACACCGTATCTTCATATTCAACAACCTCTAAGGATTCAATATTAATAAATCCTAATTCAGAATAAGAATATACCATATATGAGTTATCTATTTGATCAACTCTAATAAATTTAGAAACATTGTCTTTTTTAGTTAAAATATAATGAGACTCACTATAAAGATCTCCATTAAGTAAATATAGTTGTGATGTATTATAGGCACTTACACCAATAACAGTTGTTGTTCTTATATTAGTTTCATTTAAAGCAAGTCCCTCTTGACTCCAAGCAATCCAGTCAAAATTTGGATCATTAACTGCTTCATCATTAATTTCCATTGAAATTAAAACATCTCCTACAGCAATATCTTTTGCATCTTTTCTTCCATTAATTGTCATAATTCCAGTACTGCTTGAAACTGAGTATTCAGAAAATCCTGGATTGAAAGGGCTAAATGGTGAGAACGGTGCAAACGGTGCAAACGGTGCAAACGGTGCAAACGGTGCAAACGGTGAGAACGGTGAGAACGGTGAGAACGGTGAGAACGGTGTAAAACCAAATGGAACAAAACCAAATGGAACAAAACTAAATGATGTAAATAAAGCAGAGTTTGAAGATGTAGATGAATTTCCATTTGCATTTGTTGCATAAACATTATATGTTTGTGATGTGTTTGCTTCTTGGGCAACGTTTGCAGATGTTGTTGATCCGTTTGTAGTACCAGTTTTTGAATCTGAAGATGTCCAAGTATATCCTGTAATTGTACTTCCTCCAGTTGCTGGGGCAGTCCAAGTTACAACATCTGTTGCTGTGTTTAATACAGAAGCAACTGTTGGTGCTGCTGGAGTTGCTGGAACTGTAGTGGCAGTTATTGATGAAGAAGCGCTAGATGCTGCAGATGTTCCAAAAGAATTTGTTGCAGTAACTGTAAAAGTATATGCTGTGTTTGATTGCAATCCTGTTACAGTTATTGGAGACGATGCTGATGATCCAGTAAATCCTCCTGGAGAAGATGTGGCAGTATAAGAAGTAATTCCAACAGTATTTCCTGTTGTAGGAGCAGTAAAGGCAACTGTTGCTGAACCATTGTTAAAGGCTCTTCCTGTTCCTACGTTTGTTGCTGCTCCAATTGTTGGTGCATCAGGTGCAATAAAATTATCCTGTGCGGATGATCTAATTCCTTTACCTCTAGTTGCCATTTTATTCTCCTTTTCTTATATACTAATTTTTATTATGCTGACAAGTCGCCCATTAGTACCCAAGTATCTGTTGCTCGCTTAAAGAGAGTTGCAGAAGACCATTGGGCACGTAACTTATTGCCAGGAGTATAGTTTAATGTTACTCCTACTGCTCCAGAAACTGTTACTTGTCCCGCTCCAACTTGAAGAATATCAATAGATGTTCCTACTGGAAAGGCTGTTGTTGCATTTGTTGGAATTGTAAGAGTTGTTGCAGATGCTTTATTTATTTCAATAATGCTGTCTCTTAATGTTAAACCACCAGTTGATAGATTATACGAATCACTTGCTTCAACTCTAGGTGTTATAGATGGTACTCCTGCTTTTGTTTGTGTACCGTCTGAGAAGGCTACACCAGATGCTGATGCTGTTACAACACCTGAGAATGTTGGATTATTAATAACAGAAACTTGATTTCCAGTAACAGAAATATTTGTTCCTGCTGTAACTGTTCCTGAACCAGCAAATTGATTGAATTCTATTGCATCAGTTCCAACTGTTCCTACTATATTTGTTTGTACCCAGCCAGTATTATCATTAACAGTACCGCCAGTTACGAATACAAAGTCTCCACCATCAATTTCTGCTGGTGCATCAAAATCTGTTGCTCTTGAAGGAGCACCTGATGCTGCTACTACATAAATACCATTTTCAGACGCTGTTGACTGATTCTTAACAAGAATTCTGTTTCCTGTGGCAAGAGTAACTCCATCAAGAGTGTCTCCATTTTCTACCGCTGTTGCAAGAGCGATATTAGCAGTTGTTGCTGCTACTACTGAAGCATGTATGTGCAAACCTTCTGCAAGTGAATCAACATACTGCTTTGTTGCTGCTCCAAGTGCTGTTGCTGGATCTGCAGCAAGAACTACTGCACCAGTAAATGTTGCACCAGAAAGTGCGGCTTTGGCAGCAAGATCTGTTGTAAGGTTTGTAATATCTGCTTGTGCGTGGGTGTGTGATGAAGCAGCCTTTGCATCAATTTGTGTTTGAATACCAGAAGTTACTCCATTTAGATATCCAATTTCTGTATCAGACACATCTGTAACTCGTGTTTGAATTGCATTGGTATCTACTGAAACTGCACCAGTTGTATCATTGTATGATAATCCTGTTCCAACAGAATTTCCAATCGCGTCTTGTGCTGCCTCTGTAAAATCAGAAACTGTTGATGCTGTAACTGAAATTGTATTGTTTGCGGAAGTAATAGTTTTATTTGTTAATGTTTGTGTTGCATCATGCAAAACAACTGTACCAGTTGCATTTGGAAGAGTTATTTCTCTATCTGCTGTAGGATCATCTACCTTTAATGTTGTTTCATACTCATCATTTGTAGTTCCTTCAAAAACAATAACTTTAGTTGCTGCAAGCGTAACACTTTCTGCACTGTCTCTTTTAGCATCAAGTGCAGTTTGAGTTGCGTAAGAAATTGGCTTATTAACATCTGCTGTATTATCAACATTTGCAAGGCCAACATCAGTTTTTGTAATTCCAGTAGGTGTATTAATTACTGGAGATGTTAAAGTTTTATTTGTAAGAGTTTGAGTTCCAGTTAAAGTGGTTGTTGTAGATGTTGGAGCCTTAGTGTCAATCTGTGTTTGGATTGCTGAAGTAACACCAGCAAGATATCCTAATTCTACTGCTGTTGCACCAGTACCAGAAAGATTACCAGTTGTAATAACTGTACCGCTTACATTTGGCAAAGTAATTGTTCTGTCTGCTGTAGGGTCTGTAACTGTAAGGGTTGTTTCATAATCATCTGCAGTAGAACCTTCAAAAGTAAATGAATTTGTAACTGCAATTGTAGAACTATCAATAGTTGTAGTTGTTCCTTGAACTGTTAAATTACCAGAAACCGTTACGTTACCGCTACCGTCTGCAAGAACAACAGTTCCTGTAGCATTAGGAAGAGTGATGGTACGATCTGCTGTAGGATCTGTTACGGCAAGAGTTGTTTCATAATCATTGGCGGTAGCACCTTCAAAAGTAATGCTAGAACCAAATGCTGGGTTTACTGTGGAAGATTGGTCGATAAAGTAGTCAATATCTGCCCAGTGGTTAGTGCCATCACCAATTTTAAACTTATTAGTGTCTGACTCCCATCCCATTTCACCAGCATTTAGTATTGGGTTTGCTGATGTCCATTGTGCTGCAGTACCTCTGCGTTGCTGCATTCTTGTTGCCATATTATTTTCCTCCTACAGAAAATTTCTTATTTTCATTATAACAGATAATTAATTAAAGTTATCTGTTGCAACTCCTCCATCATAGGTATTTTCCCATGATGAAGTGCTATAGTCTCCTGCGCTTACTAGAACACCTGGTTCATTATAAGCACCTCCAGAAACAAATGTACTTACAATAAGACCAGATCCATCAATTGCGGTATCGTGAATGTGGTCTTGTAA